GTTAAGCGCGGTTCGGCAAATCAGATGGCTAAATACATGGTCAGCGAAAACGAAATTCGCCGACCTGATACACCGCTTGGCCGGGCTAAAAAAATGTCAGACGCGCTCGACCGCGGGCTCGATGAGGACGACATTGCGGTGTTGTTTGGTTGCAGCGTTCAGACCGTTAGAGCAACGCTCTCCCTCCTCGATGCTACCCAGGCCGTCCGGGAAGCGGTAGAGGCTGGCACAATTACCGTTACCCAGGCGCGTCAGTTGGCATCGCTAAAACCCGAAGAGCAACGGGAGAAGGTCAAGCAGATCGAGACAGCGACCGCCGGCACCACGGGCCATGAAAAAGCCCGACGACAGCGCCAGGTTCTTGGTGAAGCAAAGCCGCGTATCAAATCACGCAAGGAAATTACAAAAGCACTCGAAGATGCCAGTGGCGAATATGCCGAGGCTCTGCGCTGGGTGCTTGGGGAGGCGGTATGAATTTTGATCCTGAGAATTACAGCAAATACACCCTCCGTCGGTTCGCAGCCATTTTGGATGTGATCTGCTGGGCGCTGATTGCCGTAGTAACCGTTGGTATCTGCATGTTTATTGAATGGTGGGCAGCATGAGTAAATCACTGAACGCACGTTGCATCCGCCGCTGGGAAGTTGAATTTAAACCATTCTGCGACTCAAAGCGCAATCCGTACTGGCGCAAGCGTGACCTTCGTGGGTATATCCGCGAAGCGGCGCTTACCACCGCTTACAGCATGGTCGAGAGCATGGCTGAACGTAACGCCAAAGTTGACTTTGACGGCTCCCTACAAGGCTGGACTCCTGAGTTCTCAGAATGGTACCGGAAGCATCGTGAAGTGTATCTCAAAGAAGCCCGCGACCAACTGAATGAAGAAGCTACCAACGACGAGATCGACGAAGAAATAGAGAACGAGCTGGAGGCTTGGAATGACTGATATCGCCACATTCACTAATGAGCAATTAATCGCCGTGTGCCGTGCTGACGTGGCGGAAATGTCGAAGTTTTTAAAAGAGGGTGAATTCAGCAATCCGTCCCGCGCAGCTATGTATTTGCGTATTACTGAAATCGCATTGGCAGCGCTGATGGGGGAGTTCTCATTTGCTCGCAATCAGGTTCGCCGTGAACACGCTGAATGGTCACAGGCTACCTTCGGCAATGTGGGCCCGGTTGGCCCGCTGAATCACCTCAGCAAAGAAGCACTGGAAGCCGCTGAACAGCCTGGCGACCTGTCGGAATGGGCTGATATGCAGTTCCTGCTGTGGGATGCCCAGCGCCGGGCTGGTGTCACTGATGAGCAGATTACCCAGGCGATGATCGATAAGCTGGCAGTCAATAAACAGCGCAAATGGCCGGAGCCGAAAGACGGAGAGCCGCGCCTGCACATCAAAGAGCAGCCAGCGCCAGTAGTGCCTGATAGTTACGTGATGGTACCGATGAGGTTAACTGCTGAGAACGGTGCAAAGGGGGCGCTATCCGGTGAGTTTTCAGAAACCAAGTTCGTAAACTGCCCGGAATGCTTTGGTGATGATGAATGTGAAACCTGTGACGGCAGCGGGAGAATTGAAATCACGGTACCTGTCACCAGGACGACTATCAAAGAAATCTGGGCTAAAGGCGTTGAGCATTTTTCAGCCACAGCGCAGGAGAATAATTAACGTGAACCATTTAATGATCGACCTGGAAACTATGGGTAATAAACCCAATGCCCCTATCGTCTCCATCGGTGCGGTATTTTTTGAGCCGTCAACTGGTGAACTTGGCGATGAATTTTATCGCGTTGTCAGCCTTAAAAGTTCACTGGATGCCGGTGCTGTTCCTGACCCTGACACCATTATTTGGTGGATGCAGCAAAGCGAAGAGGCCAGATCTGCTATTTGCGCTAACAATTCAGTGATGGCTATCTCAACTGCACTCATTCAATTAGTGGTATTTATTCGTGGTAATTCCGAGCCTGGCCGAGTTCAGGTATGGGGCAACGGTGCAACTTTTGACAATGTCATCATGCGAGCCAGTTATGATCGTGTAGATATTCCCTGCCCATGGCATTTTGCCAATGATCGCGATGTAAGAACTATCGTCGAATTAGGCCGCACCATTGGCATTAACCCCCGGCGTGATATTCCGTTTGAAGGTGATATGCATAATGCTTTGGCTGATGCCAAACACCAGGCTAAATACGTTTCCGCAATCTGGCAACAACTTTTACTTAAACATTGGTGAGGTAACTATGAATACTATGTTTTTGTTAATGGCTGAATATGGTTCTGCAACTGTCCAATTAAGTCAGGTTTGCGAAAAATATTTTGGTTTGAAACCTTCTACTGCAGAGAAACGAGCTGCTATGGGCGACCTTCCGATCCCCACTTTCCGTGTCGCTGAAAGCCAAAAAGCGCCACGCATGATCCACATCCAAGACCTGGCTAATCATATCGACGAGCAGTTGCAGAAAGGTCGAGACCTTCTTGAGCAGATGAAAATCGCCAACCACTGA